CGGAGCGTCTCCACGTTGGCGCTCAATAACGTGACGCATGACGGCGTCGACGTCGTCATCGATTCCTCCGAATAGGCGGACCTCACTGTCTGCGACAAGAAACTCGTAGACCTTGGCAACGCGCTCCTTCATCAACTCGAAGGCATCGTTGACATAGTCCGGCAAGCCGGGAATGTTTCCCTCTCGCAAAGACACTTCCATCATGTCTGCGAGGATTTCGTCAGCCTCTACTGACCAATCCTGCGGCCACGTGCCGTCTTCGTTTAGGACAACAGCTTTATCCTCGTCCCACCTAAACCCTTCTTCTAGAGAAGCCCGCGCTTCGCCACGTCGATTGATTGCGTCGGCGACATCTTGCAGGGCACCATCTGCCAGCCACTCCGGCGGCGTTGTGCCACTGAACAGACGACGACGCATGCGGTGCATCAACTCGTGTGCGAGCGTCGTGACGTCAGCCTGCTGGAACAGGTAGATAAGATCTTGACCGAAGCCCTCGACGTCTGTCGGGTTTGGGTTGCGCCCGATAAGGCCGCGAGCAGGATCGTACTCCGTTCCGCCGAGAGTAACTTTCGGCGCTTGCGTTCGAGCTTCAAAGTCTGCTACCGCGCGCTCGGCCAGAGCCCGCACGTCTCGCTTAAACTTGGACTCCGCAACAGGGTCAAACCTCCCCCCGGTTTTTGCATCGAACTTGGCCCGCATGCGCTCATAGCGCTGCTGAAAAGCCGAGTCTTTCATCAGGGGGCCAGACAGAAAAGCCTCCGCGTCTTCGAGAGCGTGCTCTCGAAACTCGCGCATGCCCCCAAAGCTGAGATCCGGGTCGCCAAACAGGCCGGCCAAGATGCGGTTATAGATCCGTTCAGATTCGCTGACCTTCCCAACTTGACGCTCAGCGGCGTCTAGCGATTCTCCTAGCGCTTCCAAGTTTTCGACGAACCTCGGGTCTTCCATAAGCTCGTCGTAAACCACGTTGAGATCCTCAATCAGGTCCATCTCGTCTCTCACGGCTTTGCCCGTCACGGAATCCTTGAGTGACTTGAGCGCGCCGGGAGTGCGCTTGCGAATGCCGTTGATGGCTCGTGCTACTTGGTACGCTCCGCGCAGAGCGTAGTCGAGTCCGACGCCTAAAGTCGCCCCGTCCATCGCGAGCTTCAGCTTGGCCTCGAAAACGTTGTCGTCATCGTCCGGGTTAAACCAGTCGATGCCAAACGCTTGATTGACAAAGCTGCCGTCGCCTGGATCGCGCATCATCATCTCGCCGACGAATACTTGCGCTTCGATTGCGGCGCCAGCGCTCATCCACTTCAGCAACCGGCGTCGCTTTGATGCCGCCGGGGCAAGGGCGGCGATCCGAGACGTCGCCATTGTGTTTGCCAAGTTGCGCGCAATAGCGCTATGACGAGCGGCGCCAACAAGACCTGCGCTGATTGATGCAACCGGCGTCGCAACATATCCGGCCGCCTTGCCAACAGAGGCAGCTTTGGCTGCCCCTGGGATTTGGCTTAAACCCTTGAGGCCCGGAGCGAGCTTGGTGACACCCTTTGCAGCGAAGCCGGCACCCTTTGCTACGGCGCCGCCTCCGACCAAGAGGCCGGTGATCTCGCGACCCATTGCGCCGACAATCGTCGACGTCTGCACGCGCGCTTCGGCGTCAACCCACGGCGAGATCTTGCGCAGGGTTTCTTTGTCGGCCAGTCCAAAGTAGTAGGCCAAGTTCAGCGTTTCACCGATTCCGGTCTGGAAGCCGGCCACTGGTGCCCGGTACAGGTCTTTCGCGTCACTCCACTGGAGACCTTCCGACGCAGCTTCGCCGGCAGCAGCTTCAGGCATAGGCCCGTATGCGGGAGCGCCACCGGCGACATAGTCGTCGCGGTTCAGCATTGCCATCACCTCCTCTTGACTCAGGCCTTTGAACTGGCCCTTTGCGACAGTTCCCTTTTCGGGATCCTGCGGAGTATCCGGCTGTTGATTGTCTTGGATTGCCATCTGCCTATTGCTGCTCTTCGTAGTAGGTAGCGCGAGCTTGCATCAACTCTGTAGTCACGACTCCTGGGAACTTTGCCATCATCGCAAGCTGTCTCTCGATTACGGATCTTCGATATTGCGGCTCAAGAGCCTGATTGAAGCCGGGCGTGCCTTGGAAGTAGGCGATGAACTTTGCGTCGTCGAAGAGCACGTCGCTCATTTGCTGTGCAACATCCTCGTCTTCAGGGTCGAAGTACAGGCAGTTTGTCGGGTGGAACAAACGGTCGAGCTGCCTTTTGACATTTCCTTTGTGGCTATCGATGTTCACATAGTATTGAGCTTCTTCGCTCTGATACACAGGAACCTTTCCTTCGCGAACGTGATTCGGGTTTACTTTGCCCAGCGCAGCCATCGTCAAAATAGTGTCAATCATGAATGGCCTAAATCCACCCAACCCAGGCTGCATTGGACCCGCTCCCATCTTGTCGTTCGGGCTAGGCTTGAGCACGTTGCCTTCTCCGATCAGGACACTTCCATTCGCGATGTTCATCGACCAGCTCATGTTCATCAACTCTTCGATGTCTCGCAGGCGAGCAGCGTAGTTTTTGCTCGGGTCGTATTCGCCGTTGGCAGGAAACACCGCGTACTCCTGGACGTTTTTGAGAGCAGAATCAAGTTCCTCTCGGTCGGCTTCTGAGAGCTTCCGCCCTCGCGATCCTGCAGGGGTATGCGGAATCATATCCATGTACCCTTTAGATCGCTTTGCAGCTAGGTCGCTATCTTTGGGATCTTGCACTCCAAATGCAGGATCGTACACGTTGACTGTCGGAATCCTAAATCGAGCGCTGGCAGATTCCTTGTCTTGCTGCGCAGTAACAGAGACGTACGCTTGATACGCATTTCCGTACTCATCGTTACTCGACATCCAGGCATTGAAGGCGCTGCGAACTTGCGCCTTCGGCATATCCTGAACCTCCTCCGGCGTCTTGCCAAAGAACTCGCCGTCGCTTCCGAACGAGTAAACGAGAAACTCGTCGAGCAGTTCCTCGCGGCCCTTGCCTGTAATCATGAGCATGTCGTCCCACGTCATGCTGTTGTCTGGCCCAAGTCGAGCTTGATAGATTGCTACGCCGGTGTCTTTGTCTTTGCCGATCCGCTCTTGCAGCATCACTCCAACTAGGTCGCGGCCAGCCTGCAAGCGCAAGTAGGGCGTAGTGTGCTTGTCGATATAGGCTTCGACATCGGAGCGCAGCTTCTGCGTAATACGCTCGGACTCGCGCCCGTAATCGCGGTCTGGGTCTGCCGCAATCTTTTCCAGTTCCTCCGCCGCGTTCAGGTGCATCTGCGAAAGAACGTCATAGTGCGTTTCCCCTGTATCGCTTTCGGGGTCGGCCGGCTGCACGATCCACTGGTTGTACTTAGCAACAGACTGGAACTCGGCAGACTGGTTGTCTGGGTCTGCCGCCGCATAAAGGTTCTCTGCCTTTAGGTAGTCCGTGAACGTTTGCTGAATCGTTTCGGCAGCGCGCTGCTTAGGCTGCGAGCCTCGGGCCAAAGCGTCAGTCAGGCGCTGCCACCCGGCCTGATTGATAACTGCATCGTCTGCTGCTTTATCGACGTCCTCTTGCTTGAGGGTGCCGGCCATGTGCTTCATGTACAGCGTGCGGAACGCGCGGTCTTGAACATCGGGATCCTTCGTCGCCGCCTCGAACTTGTCGCGCGTTTCGCGCAGCATGGTCTCCGCTTGCATCACGGAAATCGGATGCCCGTTAGCAGCGCTGGTCGACACGACGTCTTGAATCACGTCGCGGTCAGTGCGCAGATCCGTTGCAGCGTCAGGGTCGCGATAGAGGTAATCACGAATCGTGTTCCTTGCATTGGTCTCGACCGTGTTGCGAAGACGATTCTCTTCTTGAAGGATCGACTCCTTGCGCTGCGCGCCGACGACGTTCATGCCCTCGCGCAAGGTGTCGATGGCATTTCTGATTGTCGCGTCAGCACCTAGGCGCACGTTGCCGACCGTCATGTCTTTGAGCAACCGCGCCAGCTTTTCGCCTTTAGCTACGATCGAGTCGACCTCTTTCGATGACTTAGCTTCCTTCAGCGCTGTCTCGAACCACTCAGCATATGCGACCGCGACAACCTCGCGACCGCTTTCGCCGCGCTCTTGGTAGTACGAATCCGACAGGACTGCGATGTCTGCGATGGCGTCCTCGGGGCGACCATCGAATGTGTCGGTCACATCGCCTTTGTACTGGTCGTCGCGGAGTTGCTTGCGCTTGTTGTTGCGAGCAGTAAACACATTCTGCTCGAACACCGGCGTGTACTGGTTCATCTGGTTGACGTATCCGCGACGCATCGCGGCCGTCATGTTGCCCGGACCCTGCATAGCAAGGTTGACCTCGGCGGTGATCCGGTCGTCGTCCACGTATTCGAGCGGATCCGAGAGAGCCTCGACTTTGTCGAGCAGCGCCTGCCCGTTCATGCGCCCCAGCTTCGCGCCGGCGTTCTCCTCAATCGCCATCTGCAACAGGGGGTTCGCATCGCGCAGCTCTGGGTACTTCCGGCTCAGAGCCTTCCAGCCCTTGGACGCCAGCGTGCGGTAATCGTCAGCCGTCATCTGACTGACAGCCTCGCTGCCGGCCAGCGACTGCTGCACGGCGTACTCTTCTACCTGTGCCCCCAGGAGCTTGTCTAGGCCCGGTGCGAGCTGCCGGAAGGCTTCCGCGACTTCCATGTACTGGCGGGCTTCGGGGCTCTCTACGCGCTGTTTCTGTGGCTGTACGTAGGTGCTAGTGACCTGCGCACGAGGCTGCAAACGCAGCGTCGATCGCAGCTCTGGCTGTTGCCCTCGGAGGTTTCGCTGTGCCATTTGGTTCAGGGGCTAAAGCTAAAGATGTCGAAGCCCCGGCTCGTATCGAAGAAGGTCTTCTGGGTCAACTTGGTAGGGTCGGCCATCGAGCCCGCCGGCAGGCTGTAGTCCGCAAGGGTGCTGCCGAACAGGGAGGCCAGCTTGCCGGCTAGCAACGCGGCGCCCGGCTTCTCGACCGGCACCATGTTCATTTGGCTCATGCGGTTGGCCGCAGTGGTGTTGACCTGTTGCAGCCTGTCGCCGGTAGCCTGATCGGCCCACCTAGATTGGATGTCGGCTGCCACCTGATAGTCGGCGACCTTCTTGAAAGTTTCGTCGACGGCATCGGTGCTCGCTCCACCAGTTTCGTAAGCCGCCAACAGGCCGCGCGACGCGACACGTCGAGCCTCGCCCATAAACTGGGCCATCTCCTGCGCGCGGGCTTGGCTTTCTTGGCGAGCCTGCCGCGCCACTTGTCGGTACTGGTGGTTGGCGTCGCTAACGGCAGCGTCGAAGATCTGCTTGTTATGGGCTTTGCGGTAAGCCTCTTCGGCTTCCGCCTGCGCAGTGGCTCCGAAAAACTCACTGAGAGCTCCAACCGACTTCAGGCCGAATGAGATGTTCGCCGCCGCCGCCGGCGACGTGGCGCCCATTGCCAATGCTTCTGGCGTGATACACATTAGAAAACGTCGACCCCCTCAAGGCTGAACAGGCAGTAGCCATCCTGCGGGCTACTTACCTCGAAACCGAGCGCTCGCAGGAAGCGGATGTTTGCGGTCGCTTTTTCGCTGACCATGTTCTCCAGCCGCTCGAACTCTTGGAGCCACTCGTAGAGCAGATGCGAGCTTGCCTCAATCACCAGCCGAGGATGCTTGCGCAGGATCTTCGATCCCATCATCCAAGGCACCCCGACGCTGGGATCCGCTTGCGTGGCCTTGCAGCCGTAGATCGCAGCGATGTCGCCCCCGAAGTAGACCGACAGCGACGTTTCGTCGCATTCGATCTGATACTTGAGAACGTCGGCGTAATCGACGCCAGGAAACGCGGCTTGCATTTCGACCACATCTTCTGGCCTGAGATCGCGAGCCAGCCGAATGCAGTCGATGACTTTGGCTTTGTGCACGTGGATGTCAACCAATGCGCCGCCCCTTGCTGTCGTAACGCATGCGGATCTCCGCAGCAGAGAATGAGCACGGCATCGCCGTGTCGTTTTCGATGACGAAGTCGTATTCAGTATTCTTCGCCATGACCGGCACGCGCAGGCGACCGTCCTCCTGCGAAAGCGAGCCGATGGTCGCAGAGCCCGACTCGACGTTGAAACCGCTGTACTTCACCGTCCAGGAGTCGCGGTACTTCGGAGTCACCGTGACCTTGAAGAACAGCGTGTCGTCGAACAGCAGGTCAATGTATCGGACCTGCATGCGGCCCGAGACCATCGCGCTGTCCCCGTTGCGGCTGCGGCCGCGCATGTAAAACGCGCCAAGATCGTGCCGCATGTTGTACTTGTGGCCGACGTAGAACTTCTTCGCCGACTGGTCACCCGGAACCGTGACGATCGCGGAGCCCTCAACGTAGGAGGGCGTGTGCACGGCGCCAGCTTTCTGGCCGGCGGCGGTGCGCTCAATCAGGATTAGGTCCGAGCCGGCCTGATAAGGCAGGACGACCTCGGTCTTGTTTGTCGCCGAGTCATACGTGGTCGTGCACGCTTCGTCGTCGACGCGACAGTCGAGCCTGTAGACGAACTGCTCGCCGGCGTCAGCTTGCCCGTCCTGGAACTGGGCGACCTCGATCACGTTCCTGCCTCCGCGCTCGACGATCATGTACAGCGAGGTGTCGGCAAACTCCATGTCGATTACGACGCCGCCGCCGCCGGGCTCGTACTTCGACCATGCGGACTGCACGCGCTCGCGGCCTTGATCCGCGAACTTGTACATGTACAGGCCGTCGAAGCCGTCGGTCTGCACGGCGAGCATGTTCTCAATGCTTGTCGCAGTCATCCGCGTCGCGTCGCCGGCCATGTACTTCGGCACCTGCTCGCTAACCTCGAACGCCGCGTACAACGGCTGCTGTCCGCCGCTTTCGTTGCGCATCTCGTTGACGCCGGCATAGTCGACTCGATTGAAAGCGAAGTACATCGAATCGCCTAGTGCGACAGGGTCGCACTCGATCGCAGACTTAAAGTTGCCGACGTTCATCAGCGCCGCTGTCTTCGGCGTCAGGAGGTCGCCCGCGCTGTCAATGCGGAACTGCGTCTGATTGCTGAAGATGATGCAGTCTCGCGACGTGAGGACCGCACTGCGCAGCAGGCTGACCTTGTCGGTCGTCGCGGTCATGTCGATGCGATCGGTGTCGAGTAGATCGACTACCGTGGTGCGGAAGAAGTTGTTGACGTTATCCGCTTCGCTCAAGGCAACGCTTTCGCCCGAGCCCACTACAAGCCGACCCCTGTGATACGTTACGAAGGCAATCGGGTTGTCAACGAAACTCGGGAACGGATTGCTTGTGTCATCGCCTGCCGCGCGAGACTCAAGCGGCATAACCGAAACCTTGAAGTAGGCATTCCCTTCATCGTCGACGATCGACGCGAAGCGGAGGGGCAGCGTGCTCTCGTCCCATCGGTACTGCACGTTCGGGCCGACATCCTCGTTCCAGAGACCGGTGCCCATCGCCTCTCCGGTATTGTCTACCTCAAAGCGCAAATAGTATTCGTCGACATCGGTGTCCGGGTCGCCGGAAACTTTAATGCGAAAATCGTTCGGCGCCTCTTTGGGCAGATCGGCGAATGTCTGCACTGAATCCTTAACGAGATTCATAGAGTCGCCGCCAAAGCTATCCTCCACGTCGATAGTGAAGTCTTCGCCGTCGGGTCGGCGAATCCAAAGCGTCGACCCAAAGCGATCTACAACGAAGTCTGCGCTCGTGCTTGTGCCAGTGGTCGTGTCGTCTACGACTACTAGCTCAAACGAGTCATGATCGAACTCGTAGAACTGCCATGTTTGCCCGAACTCTCCTGAACTCGCTGAGGGCAGAGTTGTCTCCCATACCGTGTTGTCGAGCAGCTCTGCAAAGTCCACCGTAATCGCATTCGCTACGTCAGTTCCGATTGATGAGCCGGTCACTCCGACTACTGTCGGCCGACCTTTGTAGTTGCCACTAAAGGGCTTGAAGTCAGCAGGGTCTGTGCTGAAGACGTTTTGCAAGTACCTGCTAAACGAGCCGTCGACTACAAAGGAGTCTCGGTTGACATTTAGGTTGTTTTGAAAGTCTGCCGCAGAAGCGTTGTAATCAAAGTACAGCGTGAACCGTTCCCTTTTGTCATACCACTTCGTGGTCTTCTTTAGCCTGCGATTGAAATACTCCCGCAGTCGAACGCGATAGCGAATCTCGAGCCGGAAGGTGCCGGCAGTCGCGCCGGGACGGTAGATAGTTTTTTCGAGCGGGTTAGGCGTAGACCCAACGCGAATCAGACTAGACGTTCCGCCTTGTCCAGAAATCGTCTGCTGCAAGTTTTTGGCGATGCGGTCGGTGCCGATCAGGGGTCGGTCTCCTGAGACACCGTCGGGCGTTTGTCCGCCGTAGTTATCGCCGTCTGGTGATTGATCCGAGAGCGAGTACCTCGTGTTATCAAGAATGATGTCGTACTTCGACCCGTAATCTCCGCTGACGATTGTGACCAGCGCTCCGTTGTTGTACTCCTGCGTGAGATCGGTCGCCGGCTGCACGATCTCCTCGGTGTTTACGGCGAACGTGTAATCGCCTGCTGTAAAGAACTTGATCTTGTCCGCAGATGTTGCGGTTTGCAGGTATGCGTAGTTTGAGTACGCATCTCCGTTCTCGTCTTGCATCTCGACCGGCGATCCCGTCAGCAAGTCGTATGCACTAATCGTTTTGTCGTCATTGACGACTAGCGCGTACCGCTCGCTCGGAGACCGATCGATGATGTGCAGCCGCTGGCTGTCGCCGGCGCTGCCGACGTCCGCAATGAACTTGCTCGGGTTCCGCTTGATCAGACCCTCGACCGTGCTGGCGTGCGTGTTGATGCTTTCCTTTGCTTGGTTAGGAAAGCGCAGGTTCTCGGCCTGCTGGCTTACGCCGCCCAGAAGGTTGGGTACTGACTGGTCGAACAGCGTCATTGACTATGCATGTCGCGCGGCGACTGTCGGTACGTAATGCGGCTAATGTCGTAGGCGTCCGACAGGCGGTAGTCCGCCTCTTCGGATTCGTGCAGCTTCATGTCCGCGAGCGCGCGGATCTCCTCTTCGCTAGGCACGCGATCTTGCAAATCGTTTAATACTCGCATGCGGAAGATGCGCGCTGCACGGTGCATGATGTACTGTCGCACCGGCTCGGGCAGATCCTCGTATGCGATGTCGCGGACGATGTTCGCTTTGACGTTGGTCGTCCACGTGTAGGTGCGCTTTTCGAGATCGTAGATCTTGCCGCCGCGCACGGCGAAGTTGTGCTGGCGCTTGTTGTATGGGCGCACCGCGAGCCCGTCGGCAGGAGCAAGGATCTCGTCGTCGCTGTTGCGAGTCAGTTCGACCTCGATGTCCATGTTGAAGTTCCAGCCTTCAACCAGCACAACGCGAGTGATCTCGTTCAAGATGTTCTCTGCCATAGCAACATCACCGGTCTGTCCACCGGTGATCGTGTTGACCGGCGCTTCGCCAATCGCTGAGAGCATCGTGTTGACTGCTTCGAGTTTTGTCGTGCCTGCCATCTACTTAGGGGAAGGTGGGAGAGGGCCGAAGCCCCCTCCCGAAACACACAAGAAAGAACACCCTGATAAATCAGGTTGACTTTACGCAGAAGCCTGAGTGATCTTGACAGCGCACTCGGGGCGCAGCACACCGTGACCGACCGCCATCTTGGCGACCATCACCCATGCCTGCCGGCGGATATCCCACTCGGTCTCAAAGGCGAGATCCATCAGCGAAGCCGTAGCAGCGGCTTGCTTCTGGAACACCAGACCGTTCAGGTAACCGTTGACCGAAGCGTCCGTACCACCGTAGTTGCGGTTAAGATCGTCGTTGCGGTTGCCGACAATGTCGGTTCCTCCATCAGACGAGTCGTTGTTCGCGTGCGGGAGGTGGTTCGTCATCACGATGTTGATGCCAGCCACACTCAGCACGCTGCCACCTGCGATGCTGCCTGAGCCAGCGTAGTCGCGGTTGACAGCCTTTTGCGAGTTGACGAGGTCGTAGTATTCCTGCGGAGCCAACGCTGCGTAGCGATCGGCCTTCGGAACATCGGCTTCGTCGAGCTTCTGAGCAGCGTCGAACAGTGCGCCGACGAGCAGGTCGCCCGCCGCTTCCGAGCTACTCGCGCCGTCGAGGTCGATGCCAATCGCACCGCCACCAACAGGGCCGCCATCCACTGGCGCGGTGGTTTGCGATGCCGCAGTGAAGATTGCCTTGGCGACCATCTGGTCGTAGTTGTTAGCGAGAGCGCGGCCCAGCTCCTGGGAGTAGATGCCGCGAACGCCGTTGTAATCGTCCATCAGCTCATCGACCTGATCCACCATAGTGGCCGCGAGGCACAGCTCGTTGATGTAGATCAGACGCTCGCTGCGACCGATGATGCTGGTCTTGCCGTCAACGGTGTGAGTCGTCAGGTCAGAGCTGCCGTTGTTGTCGTTGACCGACGTGGTGTACAGGTCGTCGCCCGGCGTGAAGTATTTGTGCGAAGCGCGGCCGAAGACCGGGAACTTCGCAGCTTTACCGTTCTCGATCTGACGAGTCATGTGAAGCTCACGGAAAATCGTGGCCTCGCGGAACTCGGTCAGAATCTCGCCACCGAAGGTGCGCTTGAACAGCGTGGTGGCGTAAGCGGATTGGTTGTTAGTGTCGTTGTTTGGGCCGCCGAATGAAAACAGCGGAGTGGTGCTAGTCGTAGTAGCCAAGGGATTGTCCTCCTAGAGGATCGAGATGAAAGAGGTTGTTAACGGATACCTGCGCCAAGACGCGCCTTGACTTGACTGAAGTAAGGCTCTTCGCGATTCCTGTAACGCTTGTCCCGCATTGCTTCTACCATCTCGTCAGCCGACTGGAAGGGGGCTACACCGGCGGTGGCAGTTGAGCCTTCGATGTTGCGCGTCGGTTCGGGGCCTCGGCCTCCTTGCGCTGCGCTCACCAAAGACTGGATCGCCATCTCTCGGGCACCTTGATCGGTGCCGTCGACGAGCCGGTTGTAGGTTTCAATCTGTTCCGCAGACCAGTTCTTCTCTGCCCAACTGGCGAGTTCTTGGTATTGGCTAAGAGTCAGATCTGCCTGCCAGATGGCATTCAGCTTCTGAACTTCGGCCAAGGCCTGTTGGCCTTGGATGACTGTGTCGACGAGTTCTTTCGATACGCCAGCTTGCTGTAGCTGCTCGTACCGTTCTTTGCTGACCTCGCCGTCGTCAGCAAACTCCTGGCTCATCGCCAAGATGTTCTCTAGCGATAGAGCTTCGGCATCCGAATCTTCGGCTTCTTGCTCGGCTTCTTGCTCGGCTTCTTCTTTGACGTCTTCTTGTTGTAGTGACTCGGCATCTTGGGCCTCCTCTTCCTGGGGCTGATCCTCGACTTGCGGCTCTTGAATCTTGGTGACCTCGCCAGTAGCTAGGTCTTTGACTTCATCGCCGCGAAACTCTACGGCTTCGCTCATAGCTGTTCCTCCTCGGGTTGTGCTTGTTGTAGCTGTTGCTCGACAACAGCGTTGCCGGCGGTCTCGCCGACGTTCAGTGCAGCCTGCATAGCCTGCTGCTGCATCGCGGCCTGTTGCGCAGCTTGCTGCTCCGCCGCGATCTCTTCTTCGGTCTTGACCAGACCCTTGTACTCAATGCCGAGCGACGCAGCCTTGCGGCGGACGAACTCCTGCATGTTGAGTGTTTCAAGAAACGCCGGGCCGAAAGTCTGCACGCCTGACGCAATCAGTTGGTCTAGGCGCGCAGAGTCGGCCTGTCGACCGAGTGCTTCTACTCCGACGACGATCACTGCGTCGACGTACTTGCGCGGCAGCTCCGGCAGCGCGCGAGTCTTCTTCATGCTTTCGATCATCAGCTCGATGAGCGGCATCTGAAGCTCAAGGCTGAATAGCGAGTACACGCCGCCAAGCTGACGCTCGATCGCGGCCTGCACGCTGCGGACCTCTTCGGCCGTCACGCGCTCTGCGTTGCGGATGCCGGCTTCGACCAGCATAAACGCATAGCTGAGGCGCTGCTCGATCTTCTGCACTGACGAGAACGCTACTTGCAGATCGGCGCCCTTTTGCACTTGCAGCACGCTAACGTCGCTGGCGTTGCCCTCGCGCACTGCGAGGTTCGGAGCCTTGGCAATCGTCTTGGCCCGAGTCGTGCCCGAAGGGTTGACAAGGAACAGAGTCTTGGCCGAGGCCGCGCTGGCCGACACGATCGACTGCTGCAACGACTCAAGCGACTGCAACTCGCCGAGATACTCCTCGACGTAGCTACGGCCGTAGTGGTCGTCGCCTTTCGGCACGATCATGCGCGGCGCCATGTAAGGCATGAGTTCGAGACCGTAAGTTTCCTCGGTCTCCGGCATGATCACTCCGCCGATGGCTTGGTACTTCTTGTACTTGTCGCCGTCTCTGTACACCTTCGTGTACATGTCGACCATGTTCTCGGTCTGATAGTGCGCCGACGTGCGAGATCGCGCATGGCCGGCGTGCTCCAGCATCACACGTTGGAACGTCTCGTCGCCGACCAGTTGCTGTAGGTCATCGAGCGAGATCTGCTCTTTGATGATCAGCTTCTGGATCTTGCCAACCGAGTCGCGGCGGATCACGAAGTTGTGCAGGTCGTAGACCCGCACGCCGCCCTTGTCTCGGAAGTGCAGCACGCAGTTGCCCGAGATCAGCAGGTGCCGCAATGCGGCGAACATAGGCGAGCGGATCCCCTGGCGCTCGATCTCTCGGATCACAGCCTGCTCCCAAAGCGATAGGCCAGTATCGATTTCAGCAGCTACTTGATCATCTTGGCCGATCGTAGCCTTCGCTTCGGGCGTTAGCTGGAGCCGAAAGAACGGCGCGTTTGGGGGCAGCAACGCCAGCAGCAGTGAGCTGGCTAGGTTGTTGACACCGCGCGCACCGATGCCCTGATAGGGCACCGGCAGGTCTTGTGTTGAGTTGTGCGCGATCGGCGGCATCACCGCCGGCAGCGTCACCGCTGCGCATGCACGCGCACGGTCGAGGTAGAGTTCGCGGTCGGCGACAAGCGACTCGTACTCGGCAGCGCAGTTCTCAGCCATCAATAACCTACGCCGCTGCCCCCGCCCTTACTCGCGCCAGTGGTAGTGGAACCCTGTCGCGGAATGCGAAGCGAGAATCGTTGACCCGGCTTGCGGCGCTTGGGCTCGTCAGCAGCGGTCTTGATCTGTTCGGTCATGCGCACCGGAGGCGCGGGCGGGGCCGCAGGTTTGGGAGGAGGGGGTGGTGGCGAATAGCTACTACTGCCGAAACACATCGTCGCTCTCCTGGTTTTGCCAAGCCTGCACGGCTTTGAGTCTGCTGATGACGTCGACCGAGCCAGCCCGACGCTGCGCCTGCACGAGAGTCTCCTCGGGTGCAATGCAGGTGTTCGGGAACGCATCTTCGAGCCACTCGATCAACTTGTCGTCAATCAGCGGCGCGCGCTCGAAATGCTCTGGTGCGTCGGTCACGACGCAAGCGTAGCAAAAAAAAATGCAGAGGCAGCCCCCTCAGACTGCCCCTGCGTAAATGTTTGCGCGTCCCTAGTTACTAGAACGGAACATCGGAAAAGTTGGCCGCAGGCTGTTCGTTACCCCCGAAAGCCGCAGCCATCTTGTCCTCCATCTTGTCCTCCATCTTGTCCTCCATCTTGTCCTGACCTTGGTCAGACTTGGATCCCGCGAACTCCCAGTTGTCCACGATGACCTCGACCTTCGAGCGGTTCTGTCCGCTCTCTTTGTCTTGCCAGCGCGACTGTCGCAGCTTTCCCTCAATCAGGAAAGACTTGCCCTTTTGCCCAAATCGGGCAAAGGCTTCGGCGCGCTTGCCGAACAGGATGCAGTCGAAGAACGATGCTTCGTCTTTGTATCCGCCTTGGCCGTCAGGCATGCGCTCGTTGACAGCGATGCCAGCCTTGACGATGGTCGTGCCAGACTTGCCCTGGCGGGATTCGGGGTCTCGTGTGAGGTTCCCCATGAGGATGACGCGGTTGTAGCTCATGATTCGTAAAGGGTTAGCCGTCGCGCGTATTCGGCGAGGTGCAGCGCGTCCGCGAGACCTGCTGACACCTTTGTCTGAAAGCGATCGGCGATTGATGGGTGTCGCTCGGCGGCGACAGCCCGACTGACCTCTTTGGGATCTTGGCCTTTCTTGCGGCCTCCGTAGATCAGCTTTTGCCATTCCTGCGGCCTGGGTCGCAGGATCTTGACGCTGCACATTTTAGCGCAGGCGAGGGTCTCTCCGAAGATCTTCCCGAAGTTAAAGGTGGACACGATGCCCGGACGGCGGACTCCACCACCGGGCATCGCTTGCACCTGCTCTAGCGCAACGCAGCGCGCGCCGAGCAAATGGGCTTCCATAACTGAGCAAGCCAGCTCCCCGTCGATGAGGGGCATCTTGGAGTCGTGTAGGAACTCGCCGGTCTCGTCAATGACGGCGATGTGGCCGGTCTTGCCGGGGTCGATTCCGATGAATCGCATGGAAGTGCTAGATCAACTCAGGCTGCTCTAGTGGATCTTCCCCTTCAGCCTCGTCGGCGACCGGCTCGACCTCTGCGGTCTCGGCGATCTCCTTCTTGGGCTGCAAGTCAGGCGGCAGTTCGGTCATCGGCTGCGGCATCGACGCGGCCTGCACGTCCTGCACCTCCTCGACCGACTGGAAGCCCATGGTCGTTTCTGGCAAGAACAGACCGATGAACATCGTCGCCGCGCGGTAGCGCAGCATGAGATCCGGCATCGTGCGGTACTTGCTGTTCTTCGTCCAGCCCTCGGCCTTCGCCAGTTCCATGTTGACGATCGGCCCCTGTAGCAGTTCGCCGGTGTCAGCGCAGGTCGCCTCGCAGACATAGTCGCCATCCTTGATGGCCCAGCGGATGCCGCCACGGATGCGCGGCGAGTTGTTCGCCAGGGCGATCTGGAACTTGGCCGTCATTGCCGGCTTGCCATGCAGCACGTAGGTGTTCTGCATGAACAGCATCGGGTCGCAGCCGAGGCGGTGCGCAGCCTGCAACGCGATGAAGCAGTCCTGCGGCTTGCCGTTGTATTGCTTCGGCACAAGGCTCGAAGTCGAAATGATCTTTGCTTGTTCTTTTACTTGTGCTAGGTCGCTCATCGTGGAGCCTCCATCGTGAGTTGGCCGGATTCACGGTATCCAGGCCACTTGTTGCTTTCGAGGCAAGCCTTGTAGCTTCTCAAGTCTTCCTCGTACTTAACGCGACCGGCGGCGATCATGTCATCGCTGGCCCAGTAAACGGCCACCAAGTACGGCGGTCGCGGTTCCACTGCGATCCAGTAGAACATGTTCGAGTCGAGTCCGCATCGGCGTGCAAGGTCTAGATAGAACGCGGCCTGCACATCGTATCGGAAGTCCCTGACGCTGTACCAGAATCGGCGCATCTCCGCCGACTTCGTGGTCTTCAGGTCAACAAGGCTGCCAGAGTCGCGCAGCCAGTCGATGCGACCGCGAATGCCAAGGCCGGTCTCGTCGCACTTCGCGAACGCGGACACCTCAGCTTGTCCCTGAGACAGGAGTTGCCCGGCGTATTCATGCTCGCGCACGGCTTCGGCGGATCGGCACGCATGCTCGTACATGTCTGCCGGCACGATGACCTTGCCTTCATGCTCGATCTGAAACGCCTCTTCGGCGGCCTTGCCAGCCTTCGTTCGTCGGTCGAACTTCGGCGCGCGGACATAGTGCGATGCCCAACGCTCAGGCTCAAGTGTCGCGGCATGGACATAGCTGCCAAGCTCCATCGACGCGGTCTGCACGAGCGGCTCGCCTTCAGGATCGAGGTGATGCCAGTGGTAGAGGCGCGGAGCCTTGCGGATCATGTCCAGGCCAGACTTGCTGATCTCAGCGCAGGCGTGGTACTCGTCCTCGGGCATGTCCCGCACGAGGCAGGGGTAGGTTCTTTCTTGCATGTTTCTATTAACTATCAGGGGTTGATCTTTGGCGCAAGTCGCGCGGCGAATCTTTCCGCCCACTGGCTCGCGCGTGCAAGCCCAACGGCGGCGGCATTGAAGAGGATTGAGAGCATTTGCCGGGTGAGTTTCATTTGGATTTGAGCGGCCTAAAGTGAGCCGGGCAATACCACTTGCCTCGGCGGTAGTGATGGGCGCGCGCATCGCAATCGCGGTGCATCTCGCCCGGTTTGCCGACGAACTGTCGGCCCTGGCATCTTACATTGCGTTCCAAGGTCGATCCTCCCAGGTCATCCTGTCAGGGTTGAAGTTAGCCTGCACCAAGCCCGTCTCTCCGTGGCGATTCTTCGCGACCACCACCTTGTCGGTCTCGCGCGATTCCTGATCGAAGTACGACGGCCTGTGCAACAGCAGCACGCGGTCTGCGTCCTGCTCGATCGCGCCAGATTCCCGCAGGTCACTCAGGCGCGGTGTTTTGTCATCCCGGTTCTCTAGTTGCCGGTTCAACTGCGCCAGCATCACCACCGGCACTTGCAGCTCGCGCGCCAGCCGCTTGAAGTCGCGCGACAGCCGGGCGACATCCTCCTGCCGCGACCGGGTCGGGTTGCTGATCCGCACGAGTTGCAGGTAGTCGATGACCACCATGCGCAGATCACCCTGCCGGCGGAGGTTGAGAGCCTCGCCCCGGATCCGGCCGAAGTCGACGTCGTAGTCGTCGCAGTAGACCATCGACAGACCGCGCAGCTTCCCGCTGGCCTGCTCGCTCGCGGCGAGGAAGGCCTGAGCCTGCGCGCCGTAGGCCGTGCGCGCACTCGGGAGCGGCTGCCCGTGCGCCCGGCGGTAGGCCCGCTCCATGAGCTGGAACCGATCCATCTCCAGGCTGAAGTACAGCGACTTGCCAAATCTGGCCGCTGACTCCGCCAGCCCCTCGGCGAAGATCGTCTTGCCCATGGCGGCCCGGCCGGCCACCACCACCAGCTCGCCGGGAAACAGCCCTCCTCCCAGCATGTGGTTCAGATCCCCGATCTGGGTCGGCATCATTCCCGACGGCCGGTCCTGCTTGGTCCGGCGCCGGAGCATGTCCCGGTACTCCCGGTCGGCGTCATTGACCGAGACCAGCGCAGAAGCCCCACGCCGGGTCTGAGCCTCAGACATCCGCTCGTCCACATATCGGGCCACCTCCTCAGACGCATTTCCAGCGTCCAGGAGAGCCTTTGCGCCCAACAGGGTATCTGAGATGCCCCGAAGCCTTGCGGCCTCTAGAACCGCCTCTATGTGCGTCTCAGCGTATGCTGTGCTAGGGACGCAGGTCATGAGGGCTTTGAGGCCGTCGCGATCCACGATTTCCTCGGTCAGGCCGCGCTGCTCGATCGTGTTCGCGACCATCACCGCGTCGGCAGAGCCGGGACGCTCGCGGTCGAGCCCGACCATCAGATCGAACAGTTTGCGACGGCGGTCACTCCCGAAATCCTCTGGGCGCACCTTCGACGCAACGCGACCGACCATCGTCGCGTCCTGAAGGCACATGCCGAGGAGGCATTGTTCGCTGTTAGCCATCGGCAGACTTCTCCGAGTGCGACTTGAGGTAGGCATCGACCACGGCGTCACCGTAAAGCTCGCGCATGGCCTCGACGTCGCCGTCGGAGGCCCGAGCCTCGAGTTCCTGCTTTCGACGAATCTCAACGCTGCGCTGGTCGAGGTCTTGCTCCAGACGAGCCCTGGCCTCCTTGGCGGCCACCTCCTTCTTCTTCATGAGGAGAGCTTGGTCGAGCTTGCCCAGAATGTTCTTCCACGCCCACGAGGGATCCTTCCCCACATAGACGCCATCCGGCAGAAGCTCGGCCTCGATCCAGTCCCACAGCTCCCGGCTCCTGAAAACGGGCAGCAGGCCCGCATCAGCGAAAGCCTGAGCCCGAGCCCCGAGCCCTTCGCGGACACCGACAGATTTCTTCGTAGCCATGCCCCTGCAACCACAGAGCAAAATCAGCCTCCTGAACCACCGGATGGTTTCGAGGTGGACGTCGGCCGGGATATCCGGCCACTGGGCATAGGGCAACTTCGGTGGCATCTTTTCTTCTTGTTCTTTTGGTTTGTTCTCTTGTCTGTTTGTGCCGACTTTAGTCGGCAGGTGGTTGCCGTGTTTAGTCGGCACCCGGTTGCCGAGTTTAGTCGGCACCCGGCTCTCCGAGAGCCGCCAGCGCTTAACGCCGTTCTTCACGCAGCCCTCCTCCTCGATCACGCCGTCAGCCCGCAGCCGTTGCAAAGCGGCCGATACCTGACGGCGGTCGAGACCCGTCAGCTCGCCGACCCGAGTGGTCGACGGCCAGACGGCCCGCTCGCTGATCCCATGGAAGAGCAGCGCAAGAAACACGCGCCCCTTGTGATCACGGGCGACCCCTTCGGAGTAGACCCTGACCGCTTCCTTGGTGACCATGCCGAACCCCTCAGAGGTCCGACTCACGCCCCTTCTCCGTGAGGCGATACGTGCCCGGCCGGTAGCTGCCCTGACGCCCAGGGGTGACCACCTCCATCATGCCCAGGAAAACCAACCGCCTCATCGCCGTGCTGGCGTGCGCATGAGACAGCCCCGTCAGCGTCGCTACATAGCGACTCGACAAAGGCATCGGGTCAGCCCCGTGCAGAGCAAAAAGGGGCCGCACTGCCGCCAGAACCGCCTTGTCCGAACGGCTTATGCGCTTCGGCTGAAGCCGCTTGCTGTACGGGAAGGTCATGCGCATGCACCCCACAAGAGAAGCCAAGGCAGCGCAAGCGCGACAATCAGCCAGCGCAGGCGAGTCGGAAGACTAGGTCTCTGGTTCATGCGGAGAACCTACACCGACGCCGGCGAGGGGGGCAACAAAAAAACCCCGCAGCCGAAGCCGCGGGGCAGAACCAGTGTCCCTGCCAGCGTGTGAGGATGAAAACGCGGCAGTTGCCAGATTGTAGGCCTGCGCGGGGGGTGGGCAAATCGAAAATCCCGTAGCGATCCGTGCTGCTTAACGTTACATGGGGCGCTGGCGCGGCCCCCCATGGGGGTCGGCGCACGAGCCGGAGGGCTTGTTCGCGCGCGCTGACGGGGGGGAGGGGTGGTGCGCACGCCTCGGGGGAGGGGGGTGAATCGACGTAAGTCCTTATGCCACAACGATCTCCAATCCCGTACCGACACGGGATGGGCGGGCGCGCCGCCGCCGGGGGCCGGCCGCAGGCCGCTGGTCATACCGACCACCTCGCACCTTATACTCGCATCATGCCCGACTACCACGACCTGCTCGAAGAGCTGCACCGTGCCACGATCGAGGAGCTGATCCGCAGGCTGCGTGATCCTGACTCGAAGGCCAGCGATGTCGCCAACGCTGTGTCCTACCTGAGAGCTGCCAAGAAGCCGGAGGAGGTCGGGAAGGCGACCGCCACCGACCCTGCCGAGGAG